TCAAGGTATTGACCCTGCAACTCAAGCTAAAGAATATTATGATACTGTTGATGTAGAAATGAAAAAACAGTATCCACAATTTTTCGGTGTAACTCCACAAGAGTCAGTAGCTCCTATAGAGCAACCTGTTCAACATGAAGAAACACCAAAACGACAACCATCAAATGTTGTCGCACCAGCAACTAGGTCTACTGGTAAAAAACCTAGATCAATACGACTGACTCAGACACAAGTTAGGATCGCTAAACAACTTGGTATATCGCCTGAACAGTACGCAAACCAACTCATACAGGAGAGTTAATATGTCAGAGATTAAAGACAATACAACACAAACATTGGACAGAACCTCTGATGTAGAAAACCCTGCAATACAAGAGCGCGACCCTAGAGGTATTGACAGCCGAGAAGCTGAACAAAGAGTAGAAAGTTGGGATAACCCATCAAATCTACCAAACCCTACTCCCCAAGATGGATGGGTTTTTAGGTATATTAGAACTGCTTTACTAGGTAAAGCTGATAACCCTAACGTATCTAGAAAGTTTCGTGAAGGATGGGAACCATGTCGTTTGGAAGATCATCCAGAACTACAAATCCATATGATGGACCATGATTCAGAATGGGCGAAGAAAGGTAACGTAGAAATTGGTGGACAGTTATTATGCAAGATGCCAAAAAAACGAGCGGAAGCTAGAGATGAGCATTTTAAAAACATTGCTCAGACACAGTTGGAATCTGTAGACAACGCATATTTTAAAGATCAAGATTCTAGAATGGCTACAAAGCAAGTCTTTGAACGCAAATCTAGAACATCATTTGGGAGTGATTCTTAGAATTACTTAATTTTAAATTTTTTTGACAGGAGATTATTATGTCAACTAGTGCAACTCCTCACGGAGCAGTACCTGTTGGTTCATTAGTTTCATGCGCATACAATGCTAAAGTTACCCATTACAAAATTAAAAACGCTTATGGCACATCAATATTCTTTGGTGATTTTGTAAAATGGGGTGACGATAACCCAAATACAACTATTCAAAAAGATACAGGCACAACTGCTTGTACTCCGATTGGTGTATTTATGGGATGCGCGTATACTGACCCATCAACAGGACAATTTACTGCGAACCAATATTTCCCAGCCTCAACTGCGGCTGATGATATTGTTGCGTATGTAGCAAGCGATCCATATTTGATAATGCAAATGCAATGCGATGGTGCGGCAGACCAAGACGATCTTGGTAAAAACTGCGCTGTTGTGCAAACAGCAGGATCAACTTCTTTTGGAAGAAGTAAAAACTCAGTCGATATATCTACTGTAGCAACAACTAACACACTACCTCTTAAAATCGTTGACTTTGTCGATGGTCCAGATAGTGCTGTAGGTGATGCTTACACAGATGTATTGGTAACTTTTAACGTAGGTCATCAGTTGCTCAACGCAACAGGTATTGGCTAATAACATAGGAGAATAGTTTAATGGCTATTTCAAGAGCGCAAGAACTAAAACAGCTCCTACCAGGTCTAAATGCCTTGTTTGGAGATGAGTACACAAACTACGAAAATCAACACGAAGAAATCTACACATCTGAGAACTCTGAGAGATCATTCGAGGAAGAACTCAAATTGTCTGGATTTGGTGCGGCACCAGTTAAAGATGAAGGAGCATCTATCAATTATGATACTGCTCAAGAGTCTTTTGTGGCTCGTTACACCCCCGAAACTATTGCGATGGGGTATGCGATTACAGAAGAAGCTATGGAAGATAATCTATATGTTTCACTTTCTGCTCGTTACACTAAAGCATTAGCTCGTGCTATGTCTTACACTAAGCAAGTTAAAGCGGTATTCCCACTTAACAATGGTTTTACTAACAGCTACCAATCAGGTGATGGTGTGAACTTATTCACAGCTTCAGGTGATGGAGTAACTGGTGGTGATGGACACCCATTAGTAAGTGGTGGNAAAAACTCTAACAGACCATCAACTGCGGCTGACTTGAATGAAACATCTCTTGAAGATGCAGTAATTCAAATCGGTAAGTGGACTGATGAAAGAGGACTAAAAATTGCGGCACGACCAAGAAAATTGATCGTACCTAGTGATCTTCAGTTTACTGCTACACGCTTGTTAGCAAGCGAATACAGAGTCGGAACTGCTGACAATGATATTAATGCTGTTAAGAGCAATGGTGTGATTCCAGAAGGCTACTCAGTTAATAACTACTTAACTGATACTAATGCTTTCTTTATCATTACTGATGTTCCTGATGGTATGAAACACTTTGTCCGCGCACCCATGACCACAAACATGGATGGTGACTTTGATACTGGAAATGTTAGATATAAAGCTAGAGAGCGTTACTCATTCGGAGTAAGTGATCCGCTTGGTATCTGGGGTTCACCAGGTAGTTCGTAAGTAATACTGAGAGTGCTAGTCACATCACTCACTATATAACTACACCTTAAGCAAAAATGTGGTTGTTGACTTAGCACTCTCTTTCTTTTCTAGGGATAAATCTCTTTATCAACTGCCCTAGCAGACAAGCCAAGATGATAAAGTATTACCCAATGGAGGGTATGTAAAATGGCAAATACAACTTTTAATGGACCAGTTAGGTCCGAAGGTGGTTTTGAACAAATCACCAAAAACTCAACCACAGGTGCTATCACTACAGCTTTAGATATAGATACAAGTGGTAACATTGCAACTACAGGTACTATCAATGGCGATAAGAATGTAGCTGATGTTACAACAGCAACTTATACTGTAACTGCGGCACAATCAGGTTCTATTCTTACTTTGAACAGAGCGGCAGGTATTGTAGTAACTTTACCTACTGCGGCTTCAGGTTTACACTATCGTTTCATTATTGGAACTACATTTACAGGCACATTCAGTCTTGATGCTTCTGCGGCAACTGAAGGTTATAGTGATGCTTCTAATCTGCTTATTTGGGATAAAGATGCTCCAGGTACTGTAAGTGCTAAACAGTTTTATTCTGATGGATCAGATGATGACAAAATCACAATGGATGCAGACACTAAAGGTCGGTTCATTGGCGGTGTTATTGATGTTGTCGGTATATCAGCAACTAGTGGTTCATACACCAAATGTTGGATAGCTACTGGTCAAGTATATGGCGATGGTACATTAGCTACTCCATTTGTATAGGAGAATGAATCATGGCTGATGCAGTAACTTCACAAACTATCATAGATAGTGAAAGAAACTGTGTTATGAAATTCACTAATGTCAGCGATGGTAGTGGCGAATCCGCAGTTGCTAAAGTAGATGTATCTGCTTTACAAGCTAATGCGGCAGGAACTTCCTGCTCAGAAGTTAGAGTAATGCGAGTTAGCCATGCCATTGTTGGTATGTCAGTTCAAATGTTTCTTGATGCTACATCTAATGTTCTTTTAGCAGAACTAGCAGAAAGTAGTAATGGACATATGGACTTTAGAGATTTTGGTGGATTACCAAATAACGCAGGTAGTGGTAAGACAGGTGACATTCTTTTCACTACAAAAGGGCATTCCTCTGGTGATACTTATTCTATCACTTTAGAAATGGTTAAAGTTTATTCAGACTAAGGAACGAGTATGGCTAATAATAATTATGTTATTTCTGAAACTGGTGAGTTCCCAGCACAATATAAAGTTTTACATTTAGGAGAAGATGGTATCTATAGACCTGTTTTTGGTCCTGATCCTGATCTTGTAGATGCAGAACGTAAGTGTGCTGAGATGAATGGTGAACGTGCTAAAAATGCTAAAGGGCATTATGTAGCAGATGATCCATCAACACCTGATGTCAATGAAGCTTATGTTGGCGGTAAGAAACCAGCTAAGAAAAAGACTAAAAAGAAAGTAACTAAGAAAAAAGCTAAAAAGAAATAATTTTAGTCATTGTATATACTTATAGTACCCTATCTGCAGTAGGGTGCTTTAGGTATTCATTTATAAATTAAAAGGTATTAGATATGGCTGGCGGAATGGGAAAAAAAACTAGGAAACCATTAACAGGTTACATGGGTGGCGGTATGATGAAAAAGAAACCACCAATGAGTAAAATGTTTCGTGGTGGTGGCATGACTAAAGATACTACTCCATCATACAAAGATATGGTTCAAAAGATGTATGGTGGCGGTATGACAAAAAAAAAACTAAACTATAAAGATGGCGGTATTACTAAGACTCAGCTTAGTGAAAAAGAATTAAAAGGTTTACAAAAAGCTGGAGTTAGTAAAAACGAAATTGATGCAATGAGAGGCAAAAAACTTCCAACTGTAACAACAGTCGGAAAAAAAAGAAAAAGACCACTTGATGGTAAAAGATCAAGAGGAAGAAAATATGACCGATCACACGCTGGAACTAGCTGGTCTGATTAATGGCTTCTAGAAGAAAAAGAGAAAACCCTATACGCAAAACTACTAAGGGTAAAGGTGCAAACTATCGCCCTACAAAAAGTGGTGCTGGAATGACAAAGAAAGGAGTTGCGGCTTATAGAAAAGCAAATCCTGGTTCTAAGTTAAAGACTGCTGTAACAGGCAAAGTTAAGAAAGGCAGTAAAGCCGCAAAACGTAGAAAGTCTTATTGTGCAAGATCATTAGGTCAATTAAAAAGAAGCTCCGCTAAAACGAGGAACGATCCTAATTCTAGGATAAGACAAGCTCGTAGGCGGTGGAAATGTTAAGGAAAATCAATGGCTACTAGTGGAACAACAGCATTTACATTAGATATAGGAGATATCCTAGAAGAAGCTTATGAGCTTTGTGGTATGGAAATGCGTACAGGGTATGACTATAAATCTGCTAAGAGAGCATTAAACTTAGTATTTTTAGAATGGCAAAACAAAGGATTAAATCTTTGGACTTTAGCTCAAGGAACTATTTCAGTTACTGCTGGAACTAATACTTATAGTCTTGCATCATCAGCTATAGACGTTGTAGATGCTTTTATTAGAACAGATGCTGGAGATATAACAAAACAGATAGATCAAAGAATGACACGCATATCTCGTACAGAATACAATCATCAATCTAATAAGCTA